GGCGGGGGTGGGGGTTGTCGAGCCGCGGGCGTGGGGTGGCGCCGATGTCGATAAATTGTAACCGAAATCAGTGGTGGGATTTTAACCGCCCGGAGTACGAGGCAGATTATGGCCAGACGTGGATCGACATGACGGCGGCGTTGTTTGCGAGTGAACTTTGGAGGTGCAGCGTGGCTAATCCTCTTAAACGCAAAAGTGCCGAAATGCCGGGAAAGATTCTAGCGAGAGTAAATATATAATTATCTAGTTCAATTTTAGATCTAAAACCATGATCTCCTATATCTTCAAATATCAAATTATTATTTGTATCATAACTAATGACAATTTTAGTTCCAAATTTTAATGAATCAAAATTACTTTGTGTTGTTTCTACAATATTATATACTTCTTTATTTTTAATTATATTATCTAAATCTGAAATGTTTTCAGTTATCTTATATAATGTCCCTCTTATATTTGGTAAATTTTTAGAAAAAATAAAATATGCCATTTTAAGTTCCTATATTTTCATAAATTACTAAAACACCTGCTCCATTTAAATTATCAACTGGATTTTGTATATAAGGATTTGAACCATAGGACATTGCAGTGGGTGCCCCACCAAGACCATAAAATTTACCCCCAAGAGTAACAGAAGCTCCAGGAGAATTTCCAGGTGTACCATACTGAGCTCCCGTATACTGAGGAGGTCCACCAGTACCACCATTTGAAGTTCCAACATCTGTTAAATTAGTTGTTCCACCAGTTCCTCCAGTATTACCACCAGGTCCACTATTATTTCCAGCAGTACCAGTGGCACCGACAGTATATGATTTAGAAAAAGGTTGAGTAATAGGTACAGTCGTATATCCAAATCCACCAAATCCACCGAACTTAGGGACACCATCATTTACTCCACCACGTCCGCCACCACCTCCACCAATATAGGCTGCAATTCTATTTGCTGCAGGATTTGCAGTATAAGTTCCAGTCGCTGGTCCAGATAGTGCTTGTGTTAAAACAAAAGCTCCACCACCTGCTGATCCAGAAGAAGCAGAAGTAATTCTACCATCAGCATCAACAGTAATAGTTGCTGAAGTATAAGTTGCTGGAGTAACTGCGGTTGCAATTAATTGATTTGGTCCTACAGAGTTAGCTGCAAGTTTAGCTTGTGTAATTGTTGATTGAATAATTTGAGTTGCTCCAACTGAGTTAGATGCAAGTTTAGCTTGTGTAATTGTTGATTGAGTAATTTTAATTGCTGTAACTGCATTTGTTGCAAGTTCAGATGTGTTAACAGCGTAATCTGCTATTTGAGCTGAAGACACTGTTCCAGATAACGTAGAAAGATCTACTACTTGAATATCAGATCCATCAGCATATAAAATTTTAATTCCTTTATCAGTAGTGGACCAAGTTTGTCCTGTACCAGTTGATGCATATTTAAAATTAACTGTGAAAGCACCAGTTGTTCCATTTGATATAATCCATGTTTTAGTAACTCCGTTTGGAACTGTTACTATCTGGTTTCCTGTAATTGTACCTGTTAATTTAATAACAACATTTCTTGCATTTGCTAACGCATTTTGTGTCATCACAAGAGCAGTTGTTTGAGCTCCACCTGCAATTGATACGGCTTGATAACCAGCGATTGCTTGTTGAACCAATACTAAGTTTGTATTTGTAATTTGACCCCATGTACCAGCGTTTTCGCCAGTTGCCATTAATTGAAGTGCTAATGATGTAGTATATGTAGATGCCATATTTTAAATTCCTTATTTTCTATTCTTAATAAAATATTTATCAGTTTTTGTCAATTAACACAACCCCTATATTTATGCTGCTACTTCTGTCCAAACTACGGATTGTCCAGTATTTACAGGAGCCCAGGCTCCTACATATATTTGAGCTGTTGCTACTGTCAAGCTATTTCCAGTGACATTTGCAGTTACATCTAATTTAGTAACTACTGAATTTAGAGTTAATGTTAAACTTCGACCTGTTACATTAACAGGGGTATTTAAAACAATAGTTTCATCGCCTAAAGCTGATGTTAAACTTTGACCTGTTAAATAGGCAACAACAGCTATATCTACTTCTACTCCATTATTATTAAGTGTAGTATTTAATTGTTGACCGGTTAAATTTGCATCAGGACCAGGATCTACTGTACCAAGAGCGGTTGTTAATGATTGACCTGTTAAAGAAACACTTCCAGTTCCAGTTACAGTTTCATCTCCAAGAGATAATGTTAACGATTGACCTGTTAAAGAAACATTACCGGTTCCAGTTGTAGTTACAGAATTTAAAGAAGTACTTAATAATTGTCCAGTTACATTTACAGGAGTTATTACATCAATAGTTGCAGTTCCTACAAAGGTAGATAGACCAATATTTTCGGCCCAAGCACCACTACCCCAGCTTCCACTTCCCCATGTTGTAGGTGTTCCAGGAGCTGTTACTGGAGCATATATTATAGGAAATGCGCTAACACTATTTAAAGTTAAATTTGCTAAATTAGTTGTGAGAGCTACACTTCCTGTGATTGAAAAAGAAACATTATTATTTAAAGAAGAAGTTAATTGTTGCCCAGTTAAATTAATTAATGGACTACTTAAAATAGAAACAGAATTTATAACAGATGTTAATGATTGTCCAGTTACTGAAACAGTAGCATCATTTGCTCCGCCAAATGTACCTGCACTCCAACTTAATTCACCCCAAGTTGTATTGGCCATGCCAGAATACTCCTACTAAGCTATTCTTATAATAGCCGATGTATTTGTAAATGCTGGGAATTGAATAGTGAATGTTCCTGAAGTAGCTGTCTTATCTGCTCCAAAATTTAATACTGCAACTGCAGAATTAGAAAATGAAGTATTATATATCAAGCAACCTCTTGCAGTTAAAGTAACGTTCTGAAAAGATAAATCAGCAAAATCTGTAAAAGCAGTTGTTGATACAAGAGACGTTCCTCCATTTACTAATGCTAATCCACCTGTTGTATAACCAGTTCCAGAAGAACTAACTTGTCCAGCAGTTGTGTATGAAGTTGTTGCTGCACCTAATGTTGCAGTTGATACATAAAGAGCTAACTTAAATTTATCACCAGCTGTAGGTGAAGCACCTGCTAATGAAAAATCATGATCACCGTCTAATAGTTGTTTTTTAAAACTATTTGGTAACGCTTGTGTAATAGCCATATTTGTTTCTCCTTATTGTGTTTTACGAACTATACGAGGTTCTCCATCTAGAAACTCATCAGTTCGTCTTCTTCCCATTTGTTCTAATGAGAATCCTTCGATAGCTTGCTTATATCTATTTTCATAATATTGCAACATATCATTTGGACCCTTCAAAAATCCATAAGCCTCAACTAGGCAAGCATATAATAAACCATTGGGAAACTGTTGGCTTAGATATGTGTTAGCAGTTGTAGCCGATAATCCAGTTGGTTTCAAGATATAATTTGCTTGTACGTTATAAGCTTGATCTGGTGTAGGAGCTACAATAACTGTGTTTTCATCCCAGTTAGCATAATATTTAGGTCTTCCTGTAGTATTTTCTTGGTTATATTCATTAATAAAAGATACATCTCTAACATCTAAAAAACCTATATCTCCATTAGTATCAAATATCTGTACAGATCTTAAAATTAAACAATTATCAGGAACAGTAAAATATTTTTGAGTTACAACAACTGAAGCTGTTGCATATTTTCTATTGTTATCAGAATCTACATCTCTTAATATTCTAAACTCCGCATCAGAAATAAATCCATCAATAATAGTAGCCGTTAATACATTAGAATCAACTTCTGTGTAATTTCTTATTTTTGTAACTAATTCTGTGTATGTCATATTAAGCCTGTAGTGTTACTGGACCTGCAGAACATTGTGCTCCACCACCAGCTATGTTTCCATTTGTTGCCGTATCCGTACTTCTAAAATAAAAATAATTTAAAGTATCACTTACAATACCAGATGAATTAATAAATCCAACTGTAATAGTAAAACCATTTGGATTAGATATATCTGTAACACCATCAAATGAAGGAACTACATCAAAAGAATCTTCTCTAGAAGGAGTACCAACAGTATTAACTTCAGGTGGTCCTCTAAATCTTACAATGTTACCAGTAGATCTACCATGATCTTCAGAATAAACATTGATATAAGTATTGCCAGCGTATTTAGTAGTTATAAAAGGATTTAAAGTTAAAGCTATAATTACTGGTGGTTCCATTCTATCAGGATGTGCATATCTTAATCCTTGTGGATCAGCTGTAGTTGGTTTTGGCTCTAATTGAGGTTGTTTTGGTTCATATTCAGAAGTATGTACCCATGAACCATTCCATTCTTGAACCATTTCTTGGTATGGAAATCTACAACCAGAACGGTCAGAGATCATGTAAGCAAATCTACCGCTGGAGTTCTTAGACATTTGGATAATAAGTTTTTGGAGTTATAAATGAACTTGAAGAAGATCCATCACCTTCTAAAGCTCTATTTAATTCATCTTCATAAAATAATTTTAATTCTTGTGTTCTTTGTGGAGCAAGTTTTAATGAAACATAATAAGCAAGTCCTGCGCACATACATGGAACAAATCTATATGGAACATCTGTTGCATTTGTATAAGCTCCAACATCTTGAATTCTTTTAGCATAGTAATATTGCATTACATTATTTACCTGTGATGCACCTGGAGTTAAATATAAAGTAATTGTAATTTTATCTATAAACCTTTGTACATAATATTGTGTTGGTTGCCCTTGTGAATATTTAGATGATAGTCCACTATAAGCTGACCTGTTAATTTTAGTAAGTGGAAAATCAACAACAGGACTTTGTTCTGTGTTTCTATAAACTGCTTCTAAAATATCATCTGGTCCATAAGTAATAGAATTATAATCATATACTGGTGCATTATCTGCATGGATTGCAGCCGTTGTGCTATTAGCGCCTCTGACACATCCTGTGATTTGATTATTACTTGTATTTGTAGCTGTGTAAGTAATTTGTTCAGTTCCAATTAATAAAGTTCCAGTTGTTGGAAACTGCCAAACTGAATCTAATGTAATTGTTGTTTGAGATGCAGTAATTGCACCATCTAAATAACTAAGTGTTCCATCTGACGTTCCATCAGATTGCGATCTATAAATAGTATAGGTTGACTGACCTTGGACCATGGAAATAGTATTACTTGCTACTTCCCAATAATGAAGACCTCTGTTTGCCCATTCCTGGAACATTATATTTAGAGATCTTCTTGTAGATTCTAAATCTTGTCCAGTTCTTGGTGCAGATAAACCAATCCTTTCGTAAGCCTCTTCTATAATTTTATCTATATAAAAGGTCTTTTCAAAAGTTGTAGTTCCAGAAGTAGTGTTAGCCATTTAGCTTCTCCTACGCTGTTAATCCAGGTCCAGAATATTTATCTGTTAGTAATGTAACTGCCTTAATATTAGTAAGGGTAGAAACATAAATACCTTTTGGAAAAGGAATTCCATCTTCTGGAAAATTTAAATTAATAACATCACCACTTGGAACATCTGCTGTAAACAGATTTGATCCTGATTGACTAGTTGTTGTTAATTTTACAATTCCAACGCCGGAACTATTTGATGCAATAATAATTCCTCTTAGTCTTACTGGAGGTGCTACTACTGCAGTAGAAGTACTTGCTGTAAATCTAGTTGCTTGTATATCACTTTTATAACTCATTTTTTTCTCCGTTAATTAAGGAGCTCCTAAGAGCTCCTTAAAATAATTAATTAAGATGTTGCAATGTCAGTAGTTGGAGCATTCATTCGCTTCCAAGTAGTTCCATTAGAAAATGCATATCCCGGGCTTCCTGCGATTCCATTAGATACGTAAATCATAACACCTGTGTTACCAACTGCACTTAGAGTTTCA